GCGGACAGCGAGCGCTGGTGCGGGACCTACTCCACCTCGCGATCAACAGGGTCATCATCTACCCGGTAAGACTCGGACAGCCACGCACCGTTGGTCCGCACCGACTGCGGATCGAATGGGCAGACGCTGGGGAGAGCGCGGAGAGTGAGGGAGCGGTCTACGCGGAGTAGAGGAGATGGGGTGAGTGATGACGAATGACGATTTAAACATTAGTTTTATATTGCTCTATATACATACATATAGAACAATCTAAAACTACGAAAAAACTCGTCACTCGTCACCCTCTAGGAGAGCGCGCACCGGGACCTGTAACACTATGTAGCGGAGTACAGTGCCCTGGGGCAGACCGGGAGCTGTACTCCGCGTTTTGCGGTGACCGTCTAAGGAGGGCCGCGTAGGGAAACGCCATCCCCGATATGGATCCCCCTATAGGGATCCCCGCGTAGGAAAGGGATCCCCCATATAAGATCCCCCAGCCCTCCATTCATGTGGAGGGGTGTATGTGGAGTACAAGCAACCGCGGCGACCGTCTGCCGCGAAACTGGAGACGCATTCGCGTTACCGTTCTTGAGCGCGCTGGGTATCGCTGCGAGTGGATCAGGGTCGATACTGGTACGCGGTGTACTGAGGTAGCGACAGAAGTAGACCACATCATTGCAGGCGATGACCACTCGCTGAACAACCTGCAGGCACTGTGTCGCTACCACCACGCGAAGAAGAGCTCACGTGAAGGTGCTGCAGCAGCAGCGAGGACACGTCGTCGCCGCGTTCGTGAGGCAGAGCAACACCCATTTTGGTGTTACAAAAAAGTGACCTAGGGGGTACCCCCGGACCCGGGAGGAGCGGAGAGCGCGTGCGGATAGCACTTTTTTCTCCGTGTACGGGTCTGGTAAAACGCTTTAGCGCTCTGACCTGCGCAAACGCGCCCTCTACGCGCGCGTGCGCGTGCGCGCGGGGCCGCGAACACGGGTTCGGTCAGGTGTGGCAGGGAGGGATATCGCATGGCTGGTATGGGACCACCTCCTAACCCTAATCGTAGACGACGCAACCCGGATCCCTTCACTGGGGTCCGGCGTAGACAGTGTGTGAGTTGTGGTTCTCTGCGGGATGCGGACGGCCGTGCGTGCCCCTCGTGCGGTGCTCCGGACAGTTCCCAGCCTACCGCGGACTCTGTTCGTGGCGCTCCGCTGGGGACTTCCGCGAGAGAAATTCCCGAACTGCCCAATCCCAAGCGCTGGCTGTCCGCGACCCGGGAGTGGTGGACCGCGTGGTGCCACTCCGCTCAGGTGGCGCACTTCGAACCTTCTGACTGGGAGGTGCTGAAGAGCCTGCTGCCGCTGGTGGATGCCATGCATCGGGAAAAGGACGCGATGCGGAAAGCTCGGATTTTTGAGATCGTGTTCCGCGCGGAGCGTGCATTGGGCGGTACCCACATGGAGCGCCTTCGGGGTCGCGTTGGGAGTGTGTCGGATGGTGGTGCGAGCGCTGCTGCCGCTGCCGCGAACTCTGGTCCGGAAGCATCTCCGGACAATGTTGCGGTGTTGGCCGAGTACCGGGAAATGCTGGCTCAGGAGGGCTGAGATGGTCGCCGAGCGGGTTTAGTCGCTGGCTAAGTGCCCACCGGTCAGCGTTCCCGGACGCGCGTGGACGATTGGGAGCGTTGATGGGCTCGTCTGGGGGACAGACCGGCAACCTGCCTCATGATCTTCCGGATTGTACGCTGGGCTGGGGGGTTTTGCTGTGGGCTACGCGCTACATTGTGCAGCCTGATGGGGAGCGTGCAGGGACACAGTGGCGGTTTACGCCAGAGCAGGTCAGGTTTGTGCTGTGGCTCTACGCCGTAGACGACCGCGGCAGATTTGTGTTTAACGGCGCAACACTTCGCCGTGCGAAAGGCTGGGGAAAATCCCCGCTTGCCGCACTTTTGTGTTTGGCGGAGTTTTTGGGTCCGGTGAGGTTTTCTCACTGGGCTCGTCAGGGTGAATTCTGCGCCACGTGCGTGGGTCCGCATTCGGGGGATGCGCTACATCCCATTGGGAAACGCGTCCATTCTCCGTGGGTTCAGATTGCGGCAACCAGCTATGCGCAGACCGCGAACACGTTTCAGATGATCCGCGGCATGGTGGTGGCGAGTCCCGCGGTGGCTGACTACGGGTTGGACGTGGGAAAAACCATGGTCCAGTTCGCATCGGGCCGACCTGGGAAGATTGAGCCCGTGACGTCTTCCAGCCAGTCGCTGGAAGGTGGTCGTCCGACTTTCGCGATTTTTGAGGAAACGCACCACTGGACTGAATCGTCTGGTGGTCACCATGTTGCCCGTACGGTGCGGAGAAACCTAGGCAAAATCGCTGGTGGCGGTGCCAGGGCGGTGGAGATCACCAACGCTCACGATCCTAGCCGCCACTCGGTGGCGCAGAGCACATACGAGATGTACCTAGCCATGCAGCAGCGTGCCGCTGAAGACCCGGGGTATCGCGTTCCCTATCTGTATGACTGCCGAGAAGCCCCAGCGGACGTGGACATTGCGGACGAGCAGGATTTGCGCCGCGCACTCCGCGTTGCGTACGGGGATTCGACGTGGGTTGATTTTGACCGGATTGTGGCCGAAGTTTACGATCCGCGGCAGCCTGTCGAGGAGGCGCGTCGCTTCTTCTTCAACCAAATCGTGGCCGCGTCGGATGCATGGGTCCGTCCGGACCAGGTGGATGCCATCGTTGAGGACCGGGAAATCCCGGACGGTGCGATGATCGCACTCGGGTTTGACGGTTCTAAAACGGTGGACGCTACCGCGCTTATCGCGTGTGACATTGAGACCGGTCACGTGTGGCCACTGGGTATTTGGGAACGCCCGGACTCTCCGGACGCTCAGGGATGGTCGGTGCCCACGGATGAGGTCACTGAGGCGGTGCGTGCCGCGTTCGAACGTTGGGACGTGGTCGCCTTTTTCGCCGACGTGGCGTATTGGCAATCGTACGTGGACACGTGGGCAGAACAGTACCGGGATCGGCTTGCTGTTCGCGCTTCCGCGAGACATTCTGTCGCGTTCGATATGCGTGGTCGACTCCGCGATTTCACGCGCGCTGCTGAGTCGACGAGGGCCGCGATCGAGGAACGTACGTTCACTATTGCCAACGACGTGCGACTAATCCGCCACATCAAGAACGCTCGGCGACGTCCGAACGCGTTCGGGGTAGGCCTTGGGAAAGAGTCGAGGGAGTCGGAACGAAAAGTCGATGCCGCGGTAGCCATGGTGTTGGCTCGTGAGGCACGTCGTATGGCGATTGAGCGTGGCCGTTTGTCTGAGCGGAACCGTGGCGATGATGAGCAGCCTGGAATTCTGTTCGGGTTTGGATAGTGAAAGGAGGCGGTCCAGTGACTGCGGAGGAGCGGTTGGCGCACGCGCTGCGATCTCGTGTGGACGAGGAACAAGCGCTGGACCGCGTGCGTAGGTATATGCGGGGTCTCCACGATCCCTCGTACATGCCGCGCTCCCACGAGGGTGAATTCTCGGGATTCCGCCAAGAAGCAATCGGGAATTGGCTTCCTTTGATCGTCACCACGGTGGCGCAAAACCTCTATGTCGAGGGTTACCGTGATGATGAGCATCCCGATAACCTCAACGTGTGGGAATATTGGGTGGCTAACGGGATGCTGTCACGCCAAATGCATGTGTACCGGTCCGCGTTGACGTATGGACACGGGTACGTGATGGTGTGGCCTGGCGATCCAGGTCCCGTGGCGCGCGTGTATTCCCCGCTGGCCATGTATGTGGTTCAGGAGGATCCGGATGCGGAATATCCGGACTATGCGATCCGTCGCTCGCGATCCCGAGTGAAAAACGAACTCGGACTTGTGGGCGATGTGTGGGACCTCGTGGACGCTGAGGGTGTGTGGTCATTCTGGGTTCCGTCCGGAGATTACGGGAACGTCCAGGAATACAGGCTGTTGGATTCTTGGACTCACCCGTTCGGTGTGTGTCCCGTGGTGGTTTTCCGCAATCAGTGGACTGATGATCCGGATGTGCGGATCGCGGAGCTCGGCGAGGTGTGGCCGCTTATCCCGCTGCAGGATCGCCTGAACGATACAACGTTGGGCTTGCTGATCGCTCAGCAGTATGCGGCGTTTAAGCAGAAATGGGCTACCGGTGTGGAGATTCCCCGCGATCCGGAAACCGGGCGGCCGATTGAGCCGTTCGAGGCCGCGGTGAACCGACTGTGGACTACCGCGTCTAAAGACGCAAGATTCGGTGAGTTCACGGAAACGGATTTGACGGGGTATCTTGCGTCGCAAGAATCTGCCATTAAACACATGGCGACTATTGCGCAAGTGCCGCCACACTATCTTCTCGGTGGGCTGGTCAACATTAGCGCGGAAGCGCTGGCAGCCGCGGAAGCGGGGCTGTCAAGAAAAGTCTCGGAAAGAAAGGCGGTTTTCGGAGAAGCATGGTCGCGTGTATTCCGTCTTTTGGCGTTTGCTGCAGGACAATTCGAGGATGCGGAGAACACCCGTGCTCGTGTTGTGTGGCGCGACACAGAAGCACGATCTCTCGCTGCTTCCGCGGATGCTCTCGGCAAACTGGCCACCATGTTGGGCATCCCTGCAGAGGCGTTGTGGGAACTGATCCCGGGTGTTACGCCGTTCCAGATTCGCAGGTGGAAACGGCTGAAACAGCGGGATATGGCTACGGATGTTGCGGAGGTTGCCGCGACGCTGCTCCGCGGTGACGAAACTTCGCTTCCTGTAGAGGCCTCCGGGGGTTCTCTGTCTGTCGAGGAGGGGGATCCTGGTGGCGGTGACTGAGGCTGGTGCGGTGCTCACTGAAGCGCATCGCACCGCTCAGTTAGGTATTCTGGAGAGCCTGCTCCGTTCATTTGAGGCGGAGTGGACTGACGAGGTTGCGTTTGATCCTGCAGCGTTCGCTTCATGGGTGGCGGAGCAGGCTCCTGAGGTAGCGTCCGCGTATCGGTTGTCCGCGGAAACAGCGCAAAGGTACTATGAGCGGTTTCGTGCGGCCGAGGGTGTGCAAGACCCGTTCACGTCCGTGATCCTGGATCAGCTGGATCCGTGGGCATGGAGCGAGTCGGTGACGCGTTGGGGTCCGGCGTATGTCACCGCGCTCGTGGAGGATGGGCTTGCTGAAGAGGCTGCTGCTCGGCGTTCACTTGTAGCGCTGAGTCTGGATGCTACGCGCACGTCCATGGCGGGTGGCCGTACCGCGTTGGCCGCGCTCATGCAGGCGGAGCCACGCCGAGTGAGGTGGGCAAGGATCGCGCGTGCGCGCTGTTGTGCGTTCTGCGCAATGTTGGCATCCCGCGGTCCCGTGTACTCGTCCGCGTGGGCTGCAGGGGCAGGGCGGCATTGGCACCGTGGTTGCAAGTGCACTGTTGAGCCGTATTTTGGCAGGGGTCGCTACCGGTTGCATCCAACGTCCCAGCAGTACGCGACAATGTGGGACAACCTTGAATATGCCAACCTGAACGCGTTTCGCCGTGAGTTGGAACAGCAGCGGCGTAAGGAAGACGAGGCAGGAGAAGGTGATGCATGATGTCTGAGGACACCACCACTACCAGGGAACCTACTCGGGATGCTAGCGGTGACGCGCCTGCTGAGGAGGTCCCTCAGAAGGAGGCCGCTCCGCGTCGTCCGGATCCCCGTGATGTGGAGATTGCCACGCTGAAACGGCGGCTGGCTGAGCTGCAGCAAAAGACGAGCGCGAACACGTCACCGGAGTCTCGCTCCGATGAGGACCGGAAGAATCCTGAGGAACAGGATGCCAAGGATCCGTTGCAGCAGGCGTTGCAACGGATCGCCGAGTTGGAAGAACGGTGGCATCAGGAGCGCATGACGGCTGTGCGTGCCCGAGTGGCCGAACAAACCGGGGTTCCGCTTGCCGTAGTGGAGCGGCTGAGCGGTGACAGTGAGGAAGAGTTGCGGGACGCTGCTGCCGCGGTCGCTGAGGCACTGGCCGAAAGGCAGAAACCCGCACTGGTGACTCGTCCGAAACCGGCACAGGGAGATGCGCCGGGACGTGGCGGTGTGGGCTCCAACCCGAGTCCCGCCGAGTTGGCGGAAGCCATTCGTAAGCGGCTTCCGTACTAGGAAGGGGGAGCTAACACATGGCTCATAATATTGTGAAAGCTGAGAAGTGGGCGTCGGCCGCAGTTGGCCTGCTTGAACGTGAGCTGGTTCTGACCGCGCTGGTTGGCCGCGACGCTGGGGCAGAGTTCACCGGTGCCCGCGGCGATACTGTCAACATCAAGCGACCGTCGTTGCTGTCGGGTACCATCGAAGCTCTGCGGGACATGCAGGGCTCGAGCTACCAGCTCCAGACTGAGGATCTGGAGGAAGGTAGTATTTCGGTCTCGCTGCAGCACCACATTTACTCGGCGGTGGACCTGACTGATGCGGAGCTGACTCTTGACATCGTGGATTTTGGTGCTCAGGTGCTGGCTCCGCAGACTCGCGCGATTGCTGACCGTGTTGAATCGCTGATCGCCGCGAAATTCAACGGACTGACACCGGCGTTTACGGTGAGCGGTACCCCGGACGATCTGGGCGGTGGCAAGGTCCGTAGGGCTATCACCGAACTGCGCAAGATCCTGAACGCGCGTAGCGTGCCGATGACTGGCCGCGTGCTTGTTGTTGGTGTGGATGTCGAGGGCTACCTTCTCCAAGATCCGAACCTGACTCGCGCCAGCTATGCGGGCGATGCGAGTGCGCTGCGGGCCGCGGAACTGGGGAACCTGTACGGCTTCCGCGTGGTGGTGTCCCCAGCGATCGACCCCGACCGCATGGTGGCACTGCATCCCAGCGCGTACACGCTGGTGACTCGGGCACCGCGTGTTCCTGAGGGCGCAGTTTCTGGCTCCAGTATTTCCTACGCTGGCGTGGCCATGCGTGCTCTGCGCGACTACAACAGCGCAACAGCTCGCGACCGGTCGGTTTTGTCCACGTTTGTCGGCGTGGGAGAGACTCTCGACCCCGAGATCACGTATGACGCTGACGGTGCCAAAACTGTGGACATGGAGAACCCGACCATGCTGCGCGCGGTCGCGGCCGTGATCCAGGAAGATGAAGACCCTGGTGACCCTGGTGACCCTGGTAACGGTAACGGTAACGGCGGAAGCAACGACTGATAGGTGGTGAGATACCGTGCCAACTGTACAGCAGTTTCTCGCGCGGTATCCCCAACCGGTGCCTGACACGGAGCACGAGCGTGTCCAAGCGGCGTTGGAAGACGCCGAGACCGCGGTGCGTGTGGAAGCGGGGCTGTCAGTCGATGCCCCGCTTCCCGCCGCGTTGGAGCCTATCGTGCTTCGTGTCGCCATACGCACGTTCGCTAACCCGCTGGGGGTTTCATCGGAAACCATCGGGGACTACACGTGGCGTGCGGATGGTCGCCCGGTCGGCACCGTGTTGTCCCCGGACGAGCGCGCGGAGATCGCGCGTGTGATGGGACACGGTGGGGTGATGACGGTGCCGATACGCCAACACTGGACAGCGCGTGACCGGAGCAGGCTGTCTGCGTACGGCCCTCCCCCAGAACGTCGACGAGGGGATGAGGTCCCATGGTGGCGGTAGGGCAGCTGTTGGTGTCTCGGCGGGAGGTGTACCGCAAACGCCTGGTGGACGATGGTGCAGGGGGACGTGTGACCACGTGGGAATACGTGGCCACAGTCCCTTGCCGCGTTTCTCAGCCACGGCCTACGGAACGTGCGATCGCCATGCAGATGGGAGCAGAAGCACCGACCCCGGTGTACTGCGCTCCCGATGCGGACGTGCGGCGTGGGGATGAGTTGCGGGATCCGGATACAGGGCAGCGTCTCCGCGTAGTGGCCACGGTACGCCCTTCAGTGGCGGTGTATCTGCGCGCGGACTGTCACCAGGTGGAGGCTGAAGGGGGTATGTAGTGGCCAAGAAGAAGGGTTTTCACGTGGTGGTCGAAGGCATTGACGACCTGTATGCCGCGTGCCGCAAATTGAAGGGTGACGCTCGTGAGGAGGCGTTGAATGCGGTGCGCGCATCAGCGCGCGCTGTGAAATCGGAAATGTTGAAGCGGGTCCCCGTGAATACTGGGCACTTGAAATCGGTGATCACTTCGCGTTCCGACAAGCACAACATTATCGCGGACGTTGGTCCCCGTTCCGGCAATAAGGCCCACTACGGTTATTGGCAGGAATTCGGGACCTCGAAAATGAGAGCCCAGCCTTTCGCACGTCCCGCTGCGGACAAGGAGAGGGAGAAATTCCCTCAGCGACTGCGTAAGGCGATAAAGAAGGCGTTGCCTAAGTGAGGGAGTGGCCATGCTTCCTGCACTGGCTGTTCAGCGTGCGATATACCGCACGCTGGTTGAGGATGCCGAATTACAAGCGCTCGTTTCCGGGGTGTTTGACGACGTTCCTGAGGGTACCGAGTTTCCGTATGTGGTGATCGGGGAAGGCACGCTGCTCCCTGACAACTACCTGACCGGCTTCGGCCGCGAGGTCCGTGTAACGCTTCACGTGTGGTCCCGGTACCGCGGTTTCGCGGAAGCACTGGAGATTGCCGACCGCGTGTGTCAGCTGCTGGATCATCAACCGCTAGTGGTTGACGGATGGGAGCATATCGCAACACGCCTGGAGCTCGTGGAGATGTTGCATGATCCGGATCCTAGTCTGCGACATGTCCCTATTCAGTTTTCCGTGATCGTGGCTCGCTAAAGGAGGACAAGCCATGGCTAGTGGTATGGATGCGCACGGGACCAAGTTTCTGCGGTTCAACGACCTCACCGATGAGTTTGAGCACGTGGCAAATGTTACGTCGATTTCCGGTCCGAGTGCGGAACGTGAAGAGATCGAGGTAACAAGCCACGACTCTGCGGATGGTTGGCGAGAATTCATCGGCGGTCTGAAAGACCCCGGTGAAGTCTCTATTGACGTGAACTATGTGCCTGGGGTTCACAATCCCCTGTTTGACGATTTCAACGACTCGGTGCGGCGATACCGCATCGTGTTCCCGGACCCCGACAACACCACGTGGGAGTTCGAAGCGTTCCTGTCGGGATTTGAGGTGGAAGCCCCATTTGATGACAAGGCTGAGGCATCTCTCACGTTCCGACTCACCGGTAAGCCGGTGTTTGGGCCTGCATCGGAGTTCGAAGAGCCGCCCGCCGTGATTGGCTGATAGGGAGAATTTCGAATAAGGAGGCAGTATGCTGCTCACTAAAGACCAAATTCTTGCCGCACAGGACCGGCCGTATGAGGATGTGGAAGTCCCCGAATGGGGCGGCCGCGTTCGCATCCGCGGCCTGTCTGGCGCGGAACGGGACGCGTTTGAGGCCTCCATGATTGGCCCGGATGGAAAACCTTCCCCGCAACGGTTCCGGAATTTCCGCGCTCGACTGCTTGCGCAAACGCTCGTGAACGAGCAGGGTGAGCGTCTGTTTTCCGACGCGGACATTAAGGCACTCGGCGAAAAATCCGGGGATGTGCTAGCCCGCTTGTTTGAGGTTGCGCAGCGGCTTTCCGGTTTGACTCGGCAAGACGTGGAGACATACGTAAAAAATTCCGAGTAAGGCCAGAACGGAGATTCTATTTCCGCTTGGCAGCGCACTTGGGAATGACTGTGCGCGAACTGCTGGAGCGGATCGACTCTCGCGAGTTGGCGGAGTGGGCTGCTTACGAACAGGTAGAGGGCCCACTCGGCGGACCTCGTGATGATGTTCTGGCCGCGATGATTGCCTCCACAGTGCACAATGCTGCGCAGACAAAGAAGGGCAAGCGCGTAACTCCCAAAGACTATTTGCCACAGTGGGATGCTCGAAAATCCCAGACGTGGGAAGAACAATTGGCTGTGGTGCGTGCGATTAATACGTCCCTAGGAGGTTCTTCGCGCGGGAAAAGCGCTGACTAGCAGAAAGGGGGATGCTGCATGGCCACACTGGCAGAACTGCTAGTCAGCATCGGTGTCGACACGAAATCACTAGACAAGGGGTTGGAGGGCGTTGCGGAGAAAACGAATTCTTCGATGCAACGCCTTGCCCGCACCGGAGAACAGCTCACCAGTGTCGGTAAATCGTTGACGATGGGAGTGACGACTCCCGTCGTAGGCATGGGTGCCGCGGTATTGAAAACCGCTGGGGATTTCGAGGCTGGGATGAACCGTGTCCGCGCGGTGTCCGGTGCTACAGGCGCGGAATTCGAGCAGCTGGAAGCCCTAGCCATGGAGTTGGGGCGTACTACCCAATTCAGTGCATCAGAAGCCGCCGATGCCATGGGTTTCCTGGCCATGGCGGGTATGGAAACTGACGAGATCATGGGTGCCCTGCCCCACACTCTGAACCTGGCTGCAGCAGGCGCACTTGAGCTGGGGGATGCCGCGGACATTGTCACCAACATCATGTCCGGGTACGGGATGGAAGTCGAGGATCTCGCCCGCGTTAACGACGTACTGGCCAAGACGTTTACCAGCACCAACACAGACCTGAACATGCTGGGATACTCCTTCAAATATGTGGGCCCGGTCGCTGCCAGCGCTGGCCTGCAGTTCGAGGAAGTCTCAGCGGCGATCGGTTTGTTGGGTAACGCTGGTATTCAGGGTGAGCAGGCAGGTACGGTCTTGCGTGGCGCGATTTCTCGCCTTATCAAGCCTACCGGTGAAGTACAGGAAACTCTGGAGCGTCTCGGGGTTGAAGTCCAGGACTCTGCAGGAAAGATGCTTCCGTTGGCGGATATCCTTCGCCAACTGGAAGAGGCAGGTGCGGACACGGCCGACATGATCACCATTTTCGGTGTCGAGGCTGGTCCCGGTATGCAGGCACTGCTTGATCAGGGTCATGAGGCTCTCACCGGACTGACCACAGAGTTGGAAAACGCTGGTGGTACCGCGGAAGAGATCGCATCCGTTCAGATGGAGGGTCTCAACGGTGCACTCAAAACCCTTGAGTCCGCCATGGAAGGTCTCGCACTGGCGGTGGCGAACTCCGGGCTTCTTGAATGGGTCACCGCCGCGGTCCAGAAGGTGGCAGAGTGGGTTCAGGAACTGGGGGAAACCAACCCTGAGCTGCTCAAATGGGGGACGCTCATCGCCGCGGTTGTGGCCGCGATCGGTCCCCTCCTCGTGGTGGCTGGAGTGCTGATTTCCTCCATTTCGCAGATCGCGACCGTGTTGAAAGTCCTGGCACCGATATTTCGTGCCGCTGCGGCCGCGAAAATGCTGTTTAACGCTGCACTGTGGGCGAGTCCCATTACGTGGATCGTGCTGGCGATTATCGCGCTCATCGCGGTGATCGTGCTGTGCATCATGTACTGGGACGAAATCAAAGCCGCGGCGTCCGCAGCGTGGGACTGGATCGTGGATTCTGCGAAAGCCGCATGGGATTGGCTGGTCAATTTCCTGAAGTCCGTGTTGGACTGGATTGTACAGCTCTTCCTGAACTGGACTCTGATCGGGCTGGTTATCAAGCACTGGGACACGATTGTGGCTGCATTCCGGTCCGCGATGGACTGGGCGAAGAACATCGTGAATTCCGGGATCCAAAAGGTCTTGGGCTTCATCAACAACCTCAAAACCATCCCAGGTCGCGTCGGAACGTTCTTCCGCAACATGGTGACCGCCGCGGCTAACCAGATTCAGCAGCTGATCGCACGTGTGCGCAGACTGCCCAGTCAGATCAAGTCCGCGGTGGGTAATCTGAAAAACCTCCTCGTCTCCGCAGGTAAAAACATTATCCGGGGTCTAATTAACGGCATCAACAATATGATCGGCTCGCTCAAATCCACGTTCAATAAAGTCACCAACATGATCCCGGACTGGAAGGGTCCGGAACGTGTAGACCGACAGCTCCTGTTTGACACCGGCCGCACCATTATGGGCGGTCTCGAACACGGTATTACTGCAGGGCTGCCCGGACTACGCTCCACGCTGAGGGATGTCACCAACGAAATCCCGCACAACGTTCGGGCTAGTGTCTCGCACGCTGGTGCCACGACACACACGCTGGAAATCAACGTGACCGGTGCGGACGAGGAAATGGCACGTCTCATCCGGAAGATGGTGCGCGTGCGTGGCCGCGGCGACGTTCAGCGCGCGTTTGGGGGTTGACATGACGTTTCCGGCAACACCACTACCAGTCCACGTGGAAATCTACGTAGACGGGCAATGGGTAGACATCACCTCAGACGTGTACACCCGTGAGGACATCGTGATCTCCCGGGGGCGACGTGACGAGGGTACGGACACGGACCCCGGGAGCTGCTCGTTTGTCCTCAACAACCGGGACGGGAAGTACTCTCCGCGAAATCCGCGCTCCCCGTACTACCGGAAAATCGGCCGCAACACCCCGATCCGCGTATCAGTGGAGTGGGGCGGAAGGCGGATCCCCCGGTTTTTCGGGGAAATCTCTGCGTGGCCACCGCGGTGGGACCTGTCCGGTCGGGACGTGTACGTACCTGTCGAGGCGTCCGGTGTGCTCCGTCGTCTAGGTGCGGGAGCTGAGCCGCTGAGGGACGCGCTGTATCGGTACCTGCTGGCTCAGTCTCCGCGCGCCTACTGGCCGCTCACGGACGGGCCCGAGACATGGTGGGCACCGTGCGTGAGTGGCCGCGGCGGACGGTTCATCCCCGTCGTGTATGTGGGGGACTCGGCCCGTCGCCCCCAGTATCAGGAACAGGAGCTCGCCGAGTGGCTGGCACCGGTGGCAAAGGTGACCGATGCCGAGCGCGGTGTGTGGCGTGGTCAAATCTACGACCAGGGCTCGACATCGTGGGCAGTCGACTTTATCCGCGTAGGTCCCGGTGGATTCGACTCGCTGGAGATAGAAACCGGTGGCGCGGGGACCAACGCGGATCCCTACATTTCGTGGCACCTGGGGTTTGACCACGCGTACCAAGAACTGTTCGTGACATACTACACGCTGGGAGCCACCACGAGCTCCGTGGTGAGCATCATCGGTGGCTTCTCGGACCCTGAATCGTTCACGGAGACTCCCCACATGTACCGTCTTGCGGTATCCCAGTCGGGGAGCAACGTAGTAGTGCGGGTCTACCGCGATGGGCAGCTGTTGCGGAGTGTACAGGATAACGTGCCGCTACGACCTATCACCGCTGTGACTTACAACTGGTGGGTTCCCGATGACCAGATCGCCACACACGCTGGACTAGGTCACATTGCCGTGTGGAACGGTAACGGCCCTGATTTGGGGGAACTGATGTCCGCGTTTCGCGGCCATGCAGGGGAGGCTGCAGGTCGCCGCATCGAACGGGTATGCGCAGAAGCGGGAATCCCGTTCCGCGGCATCGGTGACCTGGATGACACCCAGCCCGTGGGCCCACAGGAGCCCACTGTTCCGCTTGAGCTGATCCAGCAGGCGGCCGCGGTGGATGGTGGTGTGCTCTATGAGGATCGCGAGTCCGCGCAGCTCGTCTACCGCACACTGCGTTCCCGCTACAACCGTGGGGCACTGTTGGAAGAGGAGGACTGATGTTTACCGACGAGTTTTTCGACTACGCGCTTGACGGCGCAGTAACGCACGCTGGCACTGCGAGCCTGCACACCGGTAACCCGGGGTCGACTGGCACCAACGAGGTGAGCGGTGGTGGGTACACGAGGCAGAGCATCACGTGGGGCTCCGCGAGTGGTGGCATCGTAGAGACATCCAGCCCGGTCACGTTCAATGTTCCCGGGGACACCACGGTGCACTACGTGGGACTGTGGGATGGGACCACGTTTCTTGGCTATCTTACCTTGGAGAGTCCGGAGACGTTCTCCAGTCCGGGAACGCTCGAGGTGACGACGCTGCACATTTACGCCGATAATCCGTAGTGGGAAGGGGGACCTATGGTGTTGGTCCAGAACCGCTTGTATGGGCCGCTTGAGGAGGTCCCCACCAACGCATCCCTGGCTGCCACCTCTTCTACCCGCCTTCAGGTCACCATTGAGAGTGCGAACCCACCGGTGGGCGGCCGAGCGGTATATGACGACGCCCGCACTGTCCACGACCTGAACACGATACGCATCGACTCGGGCCACCACCGCGGTATCACTCCGCGGCTGATCGTACCGCTGCCCTCGTCCGGTCCCTGGTGGGCACGGTTCTACATGTGGGCACCGGGACTGCAGGCAGCGGGACACGGGATCAACGAGGTGCGCTGGGTCGCGCATTTCCCGACTGCGGGGCTGGGATGGGTGGTTCACGAGACCGCGTCCGGCAACATCGGGACTCGGCTCCAGCCTGACGATCTGGCCGCAACAGCTATCAACTGGACAGAAGAGACAGGTAACGCGGTCCCCATCGGCCAGTGGTGGTTGGTCGAATTCCATACTGATGGAAGTGCCTTCTTCGAGTCTCGGGTGACAAACCCCGCTGGTGACCGTACACGGATCCACCGTTGGAATGGGTACACGTTCCATGGCCAGCTGGTGCTGACCGGGTACCGCTACCGCCGCGGTATCATCTTGCTCCCTGGCCAGTCGGATGCTTCGCGTGGGGATACGGAAATCACCGCCATGCAGGAAGCCCTGCTCGAGCTGGGGTATCCGCTGCCGCTGTACGGTGCGGATGGCGACTATGGTGGGGAAACGGTCACAGCGGTCCAAGCGTTTCAGGCTGACTACGGGCTACCAGTCGATGGTGTTGTCGGTCCTGAAACGTTGGCGGCAATCGACCTTGCGCTACGTCTTCACCGCGGCCAGGGCTACCCACCCTCACTGTGGGTGTCCCACGTAGCTGTCGCCGATGACGGTCCACTCGGCCCCGCACCACCGCCACGCTGGACGTGGGCGATGCACTGGCTGACCATGGGCGGTCACGCTGAGGCTCGTCGAGCTGGCGCGACAGCGTCCGGTGGCCTGAGCTTTGGTGGTCATGCATCAGGGTACGCGGTACCGCAGGGTGCGGCCGTGAGCCGTTTCACGGTGGACGGTGCTGCAGTTGCGGGTTCTCGCACCGCGGTCACGGATGCGCTCGGCGGGATGCATGTGGGATCCCACCACGTTGATGTGCTCCACCACGGCCGTGGGAGTGCTCTCGGCGGCATGACCGTGGGGGAGTTCGCCACAGCACGCAAACACGGCACGTGTGCGGCACGTGGGGGACTGGTGTTCCGTGGCCGAGCGCGTACCGATACCGCGGTGTCCGTGGTGCTGGACTACAGTGCGGGACACATCAGCGAGCCGTGGGAGCCTATCGAGGATGACCAGCGGCTAGCTAATGATGTGACCGTGAGCATGCCACGGGGTACGGAGTACCGCGCGGTGCTGGAGGAAGGCGCACTATCAGTGCAGCCGCCTCCACTGGGCGTGGGACGCTACGAGCAGTCCGAGACGTTACATGCAGCCCACGAACGTCAATTGTGGGACCTAGCGCATTGGCGGCTGCACCTGGGCACGTGGGACGATGCCCGGTACCCCACGGTCACGATCAACCTGGCACGCAACCCTGGCCTCGTCGACATCGTGGCTGTGCGCGACTCGGGGGATGCCCTGCAGATCATCAACCCACCGCCGTGGCTACCACCAGAGCCCATCGAACTGCAGATCGAGGGCTATGAGGAGCGTCTAGGCCCGCACACGTGGGAGGTGACGTTCAATGCCTCGTCCGGTGGACCGCTGCTCATTGGGGTGATCGCGGATCCGGATGGGGACGTGGGTCCGCAGGATCAGTGCCGCGCTGACACTGCCGGTGCGGAGCTGGACGAGGACGTTGACAGCGTCCAAACCACGTTCACGGTGCGCACCACTCGGGGACCGCGCTGGGTGACCACGGAAGAAGAGCCGCAGGCGTTTCCTGTGGACATGTTCGTTGGTGGGGAGCTTGTACGCGTGGCCTCGATCTCCGGAACAGGCACCACGCAGACGTTCACTGTGCAGCGCGCTACCAACGGGATCCACAAACCCCATACGGCGGGAACGGAGATTCGACTGTTCCGCGGAGCGATTGTCGGACTATAGGAGGTAGGAACCACATGTACATGTGGAAAGCTGGCGAGTTGATCACCGCGGAGAAACTGTCTCCCAAAATTCTCGCTGGTGAGGTGCTCATTCAGTTCAATCAACCGGTTTCTGACTATTACCGTGGTGAGGCCACAATCACATTTCCACAGGGGTTCTTCACAGAAACCCCCATGGTGATGTTGACTCCGCGTACCACGGTCCCAGGTACGTTCATCACGGTGGCGTATTCCGCCAAGTCGGTGAACGGCTTTTCTATCTACGCGGCACGGTATACCACTACCGCGACGTGGATCGACTGGATGGCGATTCAGGTACCCGGCATGTGAGGGGTTTTGTATGGACGTTAAGCGTGTGATCGAAATCGCGCACGGCGAGTTGGGGTACCGCGAAACCGGGAACAACATCCAGAAGTACTCCCCTGCGGTTCCCGGGCTCGAATGGTCCCAGGGTCAACCATGGTGCGCGACATTCACCTGTTGGGTGTTTCTGCAGGCAGGCGGGAGGCCGGACAAGGACTTCCCCCTTACTGCATCATGCCTGCAACAAGTGGCATGGGGGCGTAGCCGTGGACGTTTCCACTCCACTCCCCAGGTGGGCGATTTGGCTATGTACGGCCCTAATGGCGGGACGCACGTCGAAATCGTAGTGGCCGTCAACGGGGACACGGTGACCACGATTGGCGGCAACACGTCCGGCTCGTGGGGTGGCAATTATTGGAATGGCGACGGGGTATATAAAAAGACCCGTTCCGCGTCCGCGGCGTATGGATATGTTCGGCCGGTGTACAGCAATGTGGGGGATGACATGCCCGAGTTTGTATGGTTTACGCGGAATGAGGAACTGATCCTTGAGCCCGGGAAATGGACGACCATTCCGTTTACCCGAACGTCCGGCAAAACTGGCACCTTCCGCGACGTGGTAAAGGGCCCGGCACATTACATGCTCTCGGCCGGCGTGGTTCTGGACGGTAAAGCGCTGCCCGAGGGCTGTGAGGTGCAAATGCGGGTCAGTCATTACCGCAGAGACAGCTACGTGCTCCCTACCGGTGTGTACCGCCAAGGCGCGACGGGACCAGCGGTGCGCCAAATTCAGGAAGCGCTGATCGCACTCGGGTTTTCGGTCGGTCCTGATGGTGCGGACGGTGTGTGGGGTGCGAACACCACGGCCGGTCTGGTGGCCTGTCAGCACGCTCTGGGGATCGACGCGGACGGGGTGTATGGGCCACAGACTCGTGCCGCGCTGAGTGCTCGACTGCCAACGTCCGTGACCCAAACAATGGCTGGTCCCATCCACACCACTCGGCACGGCGGGGGCGACCACCACATGACCTACGCCATCGCCGAGCGGCTGTCCAAGAGCCATGTGGCACGGGTCCGCGTGGTGCACTACGGCCCAGCTCCGGTACCGCTGCGCAGCGCTAAGACCACGTGCCAGGTGTGGGGGACGTGATCCGCATGGGACCGGAGCTGATTGCCGGGACCGCTGCCATCTTGGCGGCAGCGATCACCGCAGGTCCCGCGTATATGACTGCGCGCAAATCGGGCCGCACTGCAACCCGAGAAGGG